ACGCGTGGCGCGTGAAGAGTTGAACCACGCCGCCCACGGCATTCGCGCCGAACGACGCGGCCGCCGGCCCCGAAATCACTTCGACGCGATCGAAGGCGGACGTCGGCAGGTCGGCCCATTCGGCGGCGCCGGTGGTCGCCGAGCCGACGCGAATGCCGTCGATGAAAACGGCGACCTGATTGCCCGCCGAGCCGCGGATGCTGACCGAGGCCAGAGCGCCCGGGCCGCCGTTCTGCGTGACGGTGACGCCGGGCAGCGTCGCGAGCGCCTGCGCGATGCTGGGGTCGGCCGGCGAGACGCGGTCGAGGTCGGCGCGCGTGAGCACCTGGGTGGTCGCGTAGCGCTGATCGAACGATTGGGGCAGATGCAGCGTGTCGCCAACGACGACGATGTTCGGCAACGTGCCTGCGTCGGGCGCGGCGTCCTGCTGTGCTTGGGCGGTGGATGGGTTTTCGGCGGCGTGGGCGCCGAGCGATGCGCAGACGGCGGTAATCGCCGATGTCGCGATAGAGCGGCGAACGGCCGTCTGGACGCGAGGCGCGGATAAAACGATGGACATATGACAGATCCGGAGGTCGGGCTGTCCTGCAACGGGCGGCCGCATCGAGCGGCGCCTTTTGCGCATTGGGACACCCCGCCCGTTGCGGCTGCATGGACCTCGGTCGATGGCAGGTCTCCTGGCTCGCGGCTCGGCGCCCATGCCGGCCTTCCCGGTTTCCCAGTGGCCTCGAATGGCATGGACTCGCCGCTCACAGTTGCGGGGGCAGCCGCAGACTCGAAGGCTCGCGCCTTTACTGCGTTCCCTTTTGATCCCGTCGCCGGGAACCATCAGCGCGAGAGGGTAAGGGGCCGGTGTCGAACGCGTCAACCGGCCGGTGGGTGGGCGCGGCGGAAAAACGACGTTGCGGCGAAGTGTGGCTGGTGGGGGCTGGGTACGGTTTAGCCGGTGGAAACTAAAAAGCCCAGCCGGATGGGGCTGGGCTTTTTGGCTTGCTTTATTTGGTGGGCTGCAGGACTCGAACCCGCCACCTGATGATTACAAAGCAGTTGGAATTTTCAACGATTTCCATAACTTAGCGTGTTTCCGCGTTTCCAAAATACACGTTTCCGCTCCCTTCCCGGCCTTGTCTGATAAGGATCGAATTCTGATTGGAAACGCCTCGAAGATCCCCGGATGACACGACGCGAATCTACCCGAGAGCACGGATCCAATCCTCAACGACGGATTCGCGCCAAGCCACGGCCCGGCACCCAGCTTGACACCAGCTGGGAATGTTCCTGCTCCGATCCTGCGATAGATCTCACTCTTGGACAAGCCAATGCGGGCGCGGACCTCTGCGAAGCGCAGCAGACGCTCCGGACGTTCTGATCGCGGACTTTCGTTCAGGTCACTCATCCTATTTCTCCCGGCGAAAACTTACGTCCCCATTCGCCCCCGGTAGATCAGCACAGCAGCGCCCCTCACAGACAACAGCGCTACTCACAAACACACAAATTTATGTGTCTAACACACATATATATGTATCAACTACATTAGTTAGTTCAATAAACACCTTTTTACATGTGCCTACATCATTAATTTATGTGCAATGCCCACCGCCAAGTACAATGCGCGCATGACCTACGAAGAATTTAGGCGTCAGCTGGGAAAGGCCGGCCTAACGACCCGGGAGCTTGCTGTGCTGATCAAATCGAACCCCAATTCGGTGACGAACTACGCCCGCACCGGGCACGTGCCATCGCATTTGGCCGTGATAGCAGCTCTTCTAGGAGAGATGGCTGAGAAGCACTTGGACTTCCGCCAGGTGCTGAATGCCATCGAGATCGAACCGAAACGACCCAGAGGAGGCTCCGCCAAAGGTCGATTTGGCGGTAACCGGCAGGGCCAACTGCCGATCCTGAACGACGACTAAGTAGCCGGCGCACCATACAGGCGCCGGTAATAGAGCCTTTACATGACTTCGCAATGAACCATCTTCCAGTCCTGAAGCTGCGCCGCAATCAAGGCCTAGCGCTTGCTCAAAAATCTCTCCTGGCTCGCGCAACTGGAAAATTCTACACCCCCGCCACAATCGGCAATTTTCTTGCGGAAAATGTCGTTAGGCTGCTTGCACATTCACCCAAGAAGCGTCTGTCAGTGATCGATCCATTCTCAGGAGATGGTCGCCTGGTATGGTGGTTGATCGAATGTGCAGAGAAGCATGGGATCCGACGCAGTTGGGACGTCACGCTATGGGACACCGATGAAGCGGCATTGGAGGAGGCAAGTCGCCGCGCAGCGGCCCTTCCGATCGCACTTCGGCGTCGAGTGAATTTGAAATCCGTCTCTGGCGACGCGTTCGCGTTGGCTAAAGACGCTCAGCTTTTTGACTTGGTGGTAACTAACCCTCCTTGGGACGCCCTGAAACCTGATCGTAGAGAATTAGATCAGCTCAGTAGGACTGACCAAGAGCGATATATCGCCGAGCTCCGCGCTTTAGACCAACGCCTAGCGGCCGACTATCCACGCTCGCAACCACAGCGAAAATTCGCCGGGTGGGGAACAAACTTGTCACGCGTAGGCGCCGAGTTGGCAGAAGCACTTACGGTGCCGGACGGCATCGTTGCCATGGTTCTACCAGCATCCACCTTCGCTGACCAAGTATCAGTGCCACTTCGAAAGTGGTTGTTGGGCCGCCTTCGCTTTACAGACGTTGGCTATTTCGCAGCGGAGTCACGCCTGTTCACCAAAGTCGACCAATCATCCATGGTCGCGGTAGCTCAAAAATTCGAAGTCCAGCATCAGCACTTCGAGTTACATACCTTCCGTCATGAGACTGGAGCGTACGACGTGAGGTCCATCTCCCCGACGAACGCAATTTGGGAAGAGCGTGACTTTTGCATCCCCTTTACTATCAGCGGTGCGACAAGCGATTTCTTTGACGCTCTTGGCAGCCTGCCTTCGTGGTCGGACGTCGAAGGCGGAGCCTTTGGTCTGTGGTGTGGCCGTGAACTAGACGAAACACGAATCGCAACAAAATTTAGTGAACATGGCCAATACCGCTTCCTGAAGGGAAGAATGGTTGGGCGATTCCAACTCATCGAGCAGGCTGTAAACCGAATCGACTCGCGGACTACGCGCATTCCCCGGAGCGCAGACCTACGGCGCATCGCGTGGCGCGACGTGTCTCGCCCAACACAGCAGCGTCGAATGCATGCAACGCTTGTCGACCCCGGCTTTGTGACGGGAAACTCGCTCAACATTGCGTTGTTTGAGCCGCAATTTGAGGAACAAACATATGCCATGCTGGGCGTAATGAATTCGCTCGTGTTTGAAACTCAAATCCGCGCGAGATCGACAACCAGCCATATCTCTCTGGGATTAGTCCGCGGCGTAAAAATTCCGGACCTAAGAAGACTGACAATTGTTCGGCGGCTTTCTGAAATCACGAGAAAGTGTATAGGCAACCCAACTCAATACGAGTATATCCTTGAGGTGGCGGTTGCCAAGGCGTACGGTTTGAAAAAATCGCAATTTTCTGCGGCACTCGAATCCTTCCCCGGGCTAAGCCCACTTTCTCGCGATTCACTGCTGAAGTTGTATTAACTTTAAAGTTAGATGATTGAAAACCATTATAGCGCCACGTTGAGCGACCTCGACGTTGCCATGATCAAGAGCGTTCCGCCCGGCGGAAATTGGAAGAATATTCCCGACACCATTCCGTCCAAGCGATTGGCGCAAATACGCGAAAGCTTCGCAAGGGGCGAAGGCAGTCGATCAACGTACTATGGTCGACTTCGTGCTCATGAACCAGCTTATACGATCACCACATACTTTAATCGCCCTGGGAATGGCTGTTTTGCTCACTACGACTTTGATGGTGGCCAGCATCGCCTAATTTCCCAACGAGAAGGCGCACGCCTCCAAAGCTTTCCAGATGATTTTATCTTCAAAGCAGTCAGAGGGAGCGTGTACAAGCAAATCGGAAATGCTGTACCACCGTTACTCGCCTATCAAATAGCATTGGGCTTCCCATTCGTAGGCCAGTACGTCGATCTCTTCTGTGGCGCGGGCGGACTCGCCCTAGGTTTCGAGTGGGCCGGTTGGAAGTCTCTCGCATCCAACGATATCGAGGCATCCTTTCTAGAGACGCACTCGGCCAACCTGAATAGCCCAACTGTGCTCGGAGATATCGCAAACGAAGATGTTTTCGAGAGCTTAATCTCTACAGCGAGAAAAAACTCCACTGCCACGGAACCGCTAATCGTTCTCGGCGGACCTCCGTGCCAAGGATTTTCCACCGCCGGCAACGCCCGTTCCATGCAGGATCAGCGCAACCACCTGTTTAAGTCATACGCAAAGGTGCTAGATGCGTTAAAACCTTCACATTTCGTTTTCGAAAATGTGCCGGGCTTGCTTAGCATGGAGAAAGGGAAAGTGCTGGAGGAGATAAAGACAACGCTTTCCGAGTCCGGATTTGATGTGCATACTTGGCGCCTGAATGCAGATGCCTACGGTATTCCGCAAAAGCGGCAACGTGTATTCCTTGTCGGCAATCGCCACGGTGCTCAAGAGATCCAGAGTCCGCGTCCTATCACCCGATCTGGGTCATCACGTGATTTATTTGATGATTTGCCCATTGTGTGTGGTGTGCAAGACGCTATTAGCGACCTTCCCCCACTCAGCGCGGGAGAAGATGGATCCGCGAAAAATTATTTACACTCACCGGATACCTTGTTTCAAAAATTAATGCGTGGCTCATTGAGCCCCGCAGAATACATTAATGCCATCGCACGGGGAGAGACGCGATGATTCCAGTGACTCAAAATGTACTTTTTGATACTTCCCTTGATTGCCTTTCGGCTCACAAATCGGCGGTAGGCAAGTGGTTTAAAGGCAGATTTACACAAATATTTCTGGCCCTCAAGTTCTACCAAAATGACATTCCGAGCATGCACTCGGGAAGATTTATATCTGTCGAAGTTATTCAAATATTACTCGACGACCTGTATGCGAAGGCGTCAAAACCACTCGAAGCGGCAGTCTTGATGCTCTTTGAAAGCAATTTTTTGGCACGGAGTGGAGTTTCGAGCCCCGGCAAAGGGCCGCAAAATACCTGGAGAAACAATTTAAATATACAAAAAGGAATTGGTTGCTATGCTCCTGCCAACATATTGGCAGGAGCCGCATTCCTCAATCAATCTCGAGAAGAATGCCAATTTCTAGCGAGCCCCACCCCTGGTGTGTTCTCAGGTTCGAGTTGTAGCCTATGTTCGACTGGAAGCTACAGAGGCGAAAAACACCGGAAGTGGCTGCGGATCGATCCCGGTCGCACCGGGTACGCGGCCATTGATTCATCGGCCATCTTTAATTTCGCGCCATACGTCGTGCCGACTGGCGTGCGCATTCCCGCGCTGCCGTTGATCGTGGCTCTCTATCATGACGCTGGTATGGGGCTCAAGCTTGCGGAACGATCAACAGTCGGGATTCGAGATTTCATGGTCGACTTCAATTTCTCGCTCGAAGAGTTCCAAGCTTACTTCGATGATTCCCCCGAAAATCCTTTGAACGCTCGAATTATCGAAGCCGGAGGAAACTTCACCTATCTGCGAGCTGCGGACGGCGCCGCTGAAACCGGGACGGTCGCAGTTCAGCATCCCGGACAACAAGCCGCACAACCGGCGCCAGTCGCACTCCCCGCGATTCCTCTTCTGCCACCGGCCGGAACTATTGTGTCGGCACCGCAGCACAATAGCGGCTGGGATGCGCAGAAATGCGTCGCCGAAGCATTAACCCTAGCCGGCTGGACCGTACATGACGTATCTCGCATGCAGCTCGGGTGTGACCTGTTAGCGAAAAAGAGTTCTCGAACCATCTTGGTCGAAGTCAAGAGTTCTGTTGCGACCTGCGCACCCGTACTGACGAATCGGGAGTGGGCTCAGGCTCAAGCTCACAAAAATAACTACGTGATGGCTGTCGTCGAGAATTTCGATGCCGCCAGCTCGAACACGATCTTTTGGGTACCGAATCCGGCAACCAACTGTGCTGCGAATGTGCTATCGACCGTAACTTATTCGATAGCACGCTCGGTATGGTTCGGCTCATCAGTTGGACTGGATGCAATCTAGATGGATTGTGCATAGTTCTAGGACAGGCAAAGAAACGCCGAGACTGCATAACCAAGGCGCATAAAGCCGCATAACGAAATCACCCAATCGATCTGCGCGCAGTCCACGCTGGCCGGCCCTGAGCGGCCGGTGCATGCGTGCATAAAAACCGTTCGTTTTCGCGGGCAGGTGGGGCGGGGTCACAACTGCGCGCGCCGGGTCGCAGGCAGCGTCCTCCGGGCGGGGTCCGGACCCGAGAACGCCTCTGCGGCGCGGCCCAAGGGCCACCACGGGCTCGCGGCGGCCTCGGCCGACTCGAGCCGCCAGCCGGCGCGCCAGCGGCTCTGAGGCGCCCTATTCCGCCGCGGCGGCGCATGGCGCCAGACGCAAAAAAGCCGCCGGCACCGAAGTGCCCGGCGGCTTGTCGTCTGCCGGTCGCGCGGTTGGACGTCAGCCCTTGGCCGTCTCGAAGTCCTTGAAGCGCACCACCTCGATCCCGAGCCAGTCGTTCACCTCCCGCAGCCGCGCCTTCAGCGGCTCGATCTCGAGCTCGTTGAACACCTCGGCGGCCTTGTGCACGTCACCGAACCCGCCCGCGTTCGACGGGATGATCCCCATCAGTTGCGGCGGCACGCGGTGCGCCGCGAGTTGATCCTCGACCGTCACCTTCTTGATGTTCCAGAACTCGTCCTTCGCCGCCACCTCGCCGATCGGCAGCAGCTGGATCCCGTCCTTCTTGCCCTTCGGCGCGTACATGAACAGGTTCCGGAAATTGCCCGGCCCCTTCGCGTTCTTCAGGGCCGCGCGCAGGTTGTCGACGTCCTCCTGCTTGTCGGCCGGGTCGGTCATGTACAGGATGAAGCCCGCGTGACTGCCGTTCTTGTAGTAGCGCCGACGAAACAGCGTCGCGCTCTCGTTCAGCCAGGTCGAGTTCAGCGCCGACAGGTATTCGGGCAGCCCGTAAATCTCCTGGTTCAGGTCCGGCTCGTACAGGTGATAGATGGCGCCCGCCGGAAACGCGTGCGGTTCACGCACGTTCGTCACGAACCAGTACTGGTCCGGCTCGACGCCGACCCGCGTGTATTTCGCGAGCGAGCATTTCAGCGCCATCGGCTGGCCGAGCCGATTCGTGCGCCGCTCGAGGTAGCTGTTCGCGAACACCAGGTACTCCAGCACGAACCGGCTGAAGTCCGCGCGCGGCAGCAGCGGATGCTCGATGTACGACTGCACCAGGATGTTGCGCTTCACGTAGATGGCCGAGCTGTGATGCGGCGCGGCCCGGAACGAGCGCGCGAGCCCGTCGAGCGGCAGCGGCGGCTCGTACCAGTTCCCCATGCGCATGCACTCGACGTAGTCGAGCAGCTCGCGCCGATCCAGCACGGCGATCGGGTCGCCGAACGAGAACACTTCCGCGCGCGTGGCCGAGGCCGACTGCATGTCGGCCACCGGCTCGGTCCGATCGTGTGCGCGGCGCCCGGCGCCGCGTCGATACTTTCGTGACATCAGAAAATCTCCATGAATCCGGTATTGGTGGCAGTCGCCCCTTCGAGCGGCTCGTTCGCCAGCGCGTGCATGCACGCCCAGGCGAGATCGCCGTGGCTCGCTTCTTCCGAGCGGCTCGCCTTGTACGTGACCTGCAGGCCGCTGGGCGTGATGGTTTTCTTGATCGCCATGAATGACGCGGCGAGATCGTTCCAGCCGGCGTCGAACTCGAGCCGGCCCTTGCGAATCACGTTCTGCGCCTTCATCACCAGCGCGGTCTTGATTTCCACCGAGTAGTGGAACGGCGTCGCGGCCGGGAAAAACTTCGTGACGAGCTGATACACGCCCTGCCCGATCCCGGTCGTATCGATGCCGATGTAGGTCACGCGATAGCGCCGCGTCAGCGCTTCGATCTGCGCAGCCTGCGCCTCGAAGTCCAGACCGTGCCACTGGAACCGCTCGAGCACGCGGAACTTCCCGCCCGGACGCTTCGGCGGCGCAATCACCACGCAGCCGGCGCTATCGCCCGTATGCGACGGGTCGTAGCCGATCCAGACCTCCTCGTCGCCGAACGGACGCAGGTACAGCGGCTTGAAGTCGTCCCACACCTCCCACGTATCGACCATGCACGGCTGCAACACCGTCAACGGGAAAACCGACAACGAATCATCGATGAACTGGCACAGCAGCAGGTTCGCGTATTCCTCGGGGCTGTATTCCAGTCGTAGCCGTTCGAGATTGAAGAGCGGCCGCGCCCCGCTGTTGCAACCGCCGCGCACGGCGTCCTCGACCGTGACGATCTGGCGCCACTGGCCGTCCTGACACGAACGTCCCGCGGCCAGCGCCGCGTGCGAAATGTCGATCGATACGTGCTGATCTTTCGGCCGGCCACGGTTGAACAGCTTGCCCGACCAGAACGGATAGGCGTCGTGCGCGAGGCTCGACGGCGTCGAGAAATACGTCTGCCGCCACTGGTCGTGAATCGCCATGCCCGAGGCGACCTTGCGCAGCTCCTGGAAGCGCGGCACCCAGAAGTACTCGTCGAAATACAGGTTGCCGTGGTAGCTCTGCGCAGTGCGCGCGTTGGTGCCGAGGAAGTACAGCGTCGCACCGTTCGGCAACACGATCGGGTCGCCCTTCAGCTCGACGTCGACCGCGTCTTTCGCGAACTGCACGATGTACTGGCGGAACACGTGCGCCTGTGCCTTGCTGGCCGACAGGAAGATTTGATTGCGGCCTGTGTTCAGCGCGTCGAGCAACGCCTCGCGCGCGAAGTACCAGGTCGCGCCGATCTGCCGGCTCTTCAGGATGTTGCGAATCCGTTCCTTGAAGCCGGCGCGATACCAGGTGCGCTGATAATCGAAGATCGATTCGAGGAACGCGTCGTTGAGCTTCTCGATCTGCTCATCGCTGAACGCGTTGCGCTCGTCCGCGCGGCGCGAACGGCGCGAGCAGGCCGCACTTCCGGAGTCGCTCACCTTCGCATCGTTCGCCGGCCGTGCGCGCAACCGGTCGAGCTGACGCGTCAGCAGGTCGATCTCCTTGAAGTCGCGCCCCTCCTTTTTCTCCTTCACGACAAGCCGAATCAGCTGCGCTTCCATCGACAGCGCGACACGATCGACCGGCTCGGTTTCGTCCCATCGATCGCGCCGCTTCCAGCTGTAGAGCGTGGCCGGCTTCTCGCCGAGCATTTCGGCAATCCGCGCAATTCGATAGCCCTGCCAGTACAGGTCGCGTGCGCGTCGGCGTGGATCAACGTCGGATGAATCGATGGGAAGTGCAGTCATGCAGCAAGGCTACCGACGCGCGCGCGCGAGCCCTACTGCCTTCGGTTGTACCGGTTGTGCACACAACCAACGTTCATTGCTACACCGCTTCGAACTGCCGACACTGGAATCCCTGAACACAGCACCCCGCCCTCTCAGAGGTTTCGCACATGGCACAGGACACGAAGAAGACGAAGTTTTTCCGGATCGCGACCGAAGGCGCGACAACGGACGGGCGCACGATCGATCGCGCGATGCTCGAACAGATGGCGCGCACGTACGACCCGGCGGTATACGGCGCGCGCATCAACATGGAACACATTCGCGGGCTCTATCCGGATGGCGCATTCCGCGCGTACGGCGACGTGATCGCGCTGAAGGCCGAAGAGCAGGACGGAAAGATGCGGTTGTTCGCGCAGCTCTCGCCGACGAAAGACCTGATTGCGATGACGACCGAGCAGCGCCAGAAGGTCTACACGTCGATGGAAGTCGATCCGGACTTCGCCGGCACCGGCGAGGCGTACCTCGTTGGCCTCGCCGTCACCGACAACCCCGCGAGCCTCGGCACGGAGATGCTCGCCTTCAGCGCGAAGAACCGCGCGTTCGACACCCGCAAGCTGCGCCCCGACAACCTCTTCAGCGCAGCGATCGAAGCCGACATCGAGCTCGAGGACGACGCGCCGACGCGCTCGGGTGAAGCCGCGCGTTCGCTGTTCTCCAAGGTCCGCAGCCTGCTCAATCGCAAGGAAGTGTCTGACGATCAGCGCTTCTCCGACCTGTCGCAGTCCGTCGTGGCGGTCGCCGAAAGCCAGAGCCAGGTGCTCGACCAGGTCGAGCAGTTCAGCAGCGAGCTCGCCGATGTGAAGCGCGCGCTGAAAGACGCCGAAGGGCGCCATTCCGATCTGGTGCAGAAGCTGTCGCGCACCGACAGCGACCGCCAGCAACGGCCGATGTCGACGGGCGGCGACAACGCCGCGCTGACCGATTGCTGATCGCCCTCATCACCCATTTTCGTTAAACGGAGAATCCATGCGGAACGATACCCGCGAGCTCTATTCCCGCTTCGTCCAGCGCATTCAGGAACTGAATGGCATCAGCGATGCGACTGTGAAGTTTTCGGTCGATCCTACCGTGCAGCAGACGCTCGAAACCAAGACGCAGGAATCGAGCGCCTTCCTGAACAGCATCAACGTGATCGGCGTGACCGAGATGGAAGGCGAGAAGGTCGGTCTCGGCGTTTCGGGGCCGTCCGCGAGCCGCACCGACACGAGCAAGCGTGAGCGCGAAACGCGCGACATCGCGACGCTCGACAGCCAACGCTATCGCGCCGAGAAGACGAACTACGACACGCACATCACGTATCAGCGCCTCGACGCCTGGGCGAAGTTCCCGGACTTCCAGGCTCGTCTGCGCGACGCGATCATTCGACGCGCGGCGCTCGACCGGATCATGATCGGCTGGAATGGCGTGCGCGCGGCAGCCGACACCGATCTCGCGGCGAACCCGCTGTTGCAGGACGTGAACATCGGCTGGCTGCAGCAATACCGCAACAACGCGAAGGAACGCGTGTTCTCGGGCGTGAAGATCGGCAAGGGCGAGCAGTTCAAGAACCTCGACGCCGTCGTCACGCTCGCGAACAACGAACTGCTTGAGCCGTGGTACGTCGAGGATCCGAATCTCGTCGTGATCTGCGGCCGCGAGCTGCTGCAGGACAAGTATTTCCCGGTCGTGAACAAGGATCAGCCGCCGACCGAAGCGCTCGCCGCGGACGTCATCACGGCGCAGAAGCGCATCGGCAATCTGCCGGCCGTGCGCGTGCCGTACTTCCCCCCGCGCGCACTGATGATCACGCGCCTGGACAACCTGTCGCTGTACTGGCAAATCGGTGCGCGCCGTCGCGCGCTGATCGACAACCCGAAGCGCGATCGCATCGAGAACTTCGAAAGCTCGAACGATGCGTACGTGATCGAGGAATTCGGCGCGGGCTGCGTGGTCGAGGACATCCGCTTCGTCGACACCGATCCGGCGCCGGACGCACCGGCGGGTGGCGCATGACGAACCCGTTCCGCCAACACTTCCAGCGCACCGTCGCGGCCAAGGCCGCGCACGGCACGCCGGCGAGCGTCGGCGGGCTGCGCGACGACTCGGCGTACACGCTGATGCTGGCGCAGCTCGATGAGCACCGCCGCGCGCTGAAGGCCGTCGAGTCGCTCGAGCGCAAGGCCGACCTGAAACGGCAGTTCCTGCCGGCGTACGACGCGTGGGTCGCGGGCGTCCTGGACGGTGCGGTCGGCGCGCCCGACGACGTGCTGATGACGATCATGGTCTGGCGCGTCGACGTCGGCGACTTCCGCGGTGCACTGGAGATCGGCGCGTACGCGCTGCGACACGACCTTCCGCTGCCCGACCAGTACAAGCGCAGCACGCCGTGCCTGCTCGTGGAGGAATTCGCCGAGGCCGCGCTGCGCGCGCATCGCTCCAGCGAGCCGATTCAGGTTGAGCCGCTGCTGGACATCGAGCAGCTCACCGCATTGGCGGACATGCCCGACGAGGTACGCGCGAAGCTGCACAAGGCAATCGGCTACGGGCTGGCGGCGTCCCATCCTGCAAATGCACTCGACCACCTGCGCCGCGCGCTGCAGCTGTTTGCGAACGTCGGCGTGAAGAAGGACATCGAGCGGCTCGAGCGCGAGCTGAAGAACTCTGCCAGCGGGGGCCAGCGCGGCCCCGATGGCTGATACCGAGCGACCCCGCGCACCAGGCGGCACGGGGCCGTAGCCGGCGCTGTCCGCGCGAAAGCCCCGTCCACCGCCTCACCCTTTCAACGTGACGTACCCGACCATGTCCTTTGTCTCGACCCCGCCGCTGTCGCAGCCGTCCGAAACGCCGGCACCGCCAATCACGAACGATGCGTTCTACCCGGACGTGTCGCTGGAGCACGCACGCGACACGATGCGCCTCGACGGCACCGTGACCGACGCGCGCCTGCGACACGAGCTGCTCGCGGCGATCGCCAGCGTCAACGACGAGCTGCGTGCCGCTCGCTCGGCGTGGCGCGAGGCCAGCATCACACGGCTCGCTGACGTGCCGGCCGACCAGCTCGACGGCGAAAGCGTGCTGCTGCAGCACTACCGGCGCGCCGTGTACTGCCTGGCGAAGGCGACGCTGATCGAGCGGTATCGCGACTACGACACGACCGCCGACGGCGCGCGCCGCGCCGACGAGCTCGAGCCGCAGAGCGACGAGCTGCGTCGCGACGCACGCTGGGCAATCAGCGACATCGTCGGTCGGCCACGTGTGACCGTGGAGCTCATCTGATGCGAACAATGTTCCGAATCCGTCGCCTCGCGCAGGACCGCGTCGTCAACGGCCAACGCATTACCGCGCCGTTTCAGGTTCAGCGCCGCGTCGCGTGGCTGTTCTGGCGAGAAATCGCCGTGTGCCGAGACCGCGAGACCGCTTCCCTGATGCTGCACAGCGCAGCGCGCGCACGCCGTCTGGCATCACTGAAGCCGCTGCTCGTCGCACGTTACGACGCCAACGGCAGGGAGCTGATCTGATGAAAGGCGCCTATCGCATCGTGTGCGTGGATGAACTGCTGGTACGGGATCTCCTAGCGCCGGACCCGCGCGACCGCGTTCGGCACGTCAAGCGCTACCGCGTTCAGCGGCGAACGTGGCGTGGCTGGCGGGATGCGCGGAAAGAATCGTTCGAAACGGAACAGGACGCCGAATTCGCGATTGCCACGCTGACCGGACGCCCGCCGTTTCTCGTGGCTGTTTTTGATCCGCGTGGCAGGCGCATCGAACCATGATCGTTCGCGCACTGCAGGGTGAAACCGTCGACGCGCTGTGCTGGCGTGCACTCGGCCGCACGCGCGGCGTCGTCGAAGCGGTGCTCGACCTCAACCGGGATCTCGCGCAGTACGGCCCGATCCTGCCTCACGGGCTGCTCGTCGAGCTGCCCGATGAAGTACCGCAAGCGGCGCAATCCGGCGCCGAGCGGCTCCAGTTATGGGACTGAGAATGGCTGAACCTATTTCCACGTCGTCCGCGACGGTGGCGGCGCTCGGCGTCGCGACGCTGTCGCTGTTTCCCGGCGTCGACGCCAACGTCGTCATGGGCGCCTTCGCCGGCTCGCTGCTGTTCGTGATGACATCGGCCGATCCGTCGATTCCGAAGCGCGTCGCCTTCTTCGTGATCTCGTTCGTCGCCGGGTGCCTGACGGCCGAGCTCTTCGCGGCCGGCCTCGACGCCGTGCTGCCCGCGCGCATCGAGGTCCACGCCGGCATCGGCGCGCTGATCGCCTCCGCGCTCGTCGTGAAGCTGCTGCTGTGGCTGATCGCCCAGGCCGACGCGCCCGACCGGCTGTTGAACGTGTTCAAGGGGAGGGACAAGTGATGCTCACGGCCGTCTACGTGCTGCTGTGCGCCGCGCTCGCGCTGCGTCTGGTGATCTTTCGCCGGCGCGGGAGCGCTCACCGACCGCTCGCTTCGTGCCTGGCCTACGCACTGGCGGTGGCGGCCGGCGCCGCGCCGATCCGCGCCGCGTTCGGCGCGCTGCCGCCGGCGGATCTGGCGGACACCGTCCTCGTCGGCGTCCTGTGCCTGGCCGTGTACGGCGTACGCGGCAACGTCGTCGAACTGTTCCACCGCGGCAATCCGCGCGACTCGCTGATCGCGCGCGTGCTGCAGTTCAAACCGCGGGGGCGCCATGTATAAGACCCTTCGCCTCGGCGACCACGGCGCCGACGTCGCGTACCTGCAGCGTCAGCTCGTCGCCGCCGGCGCGCGCATCGATACCGACGCGATCTACGGCAGCGCGACGCGCGGCGCCGTGGTCGCGTTTCAAGCGTCGCACGGCCTGGTCGCCGACGGCATCGCCGGCCCGAAGACGTGGGCCGCGCTCGCGGCCGGCCGGCGCGATCCGCGCCATCTCACCGATGCCGACCTGCAGCGAGCGGCCGATCGCCTGCAGGTCGACCTTGCGGCCGTGCGCGCCGTGAACGAAGTCGAGTCGCGCGGCGCTGGCTTCCTCCCCGACGGCCGGCCCGTGATCCTGTTCGAACGTCACGTGATGTATCGCCAGCTCGCGGCCGCCGGCCTGGACGCAGACGCGCTCGCGGCAAAGTATCCGGGCGTCGTCAATCCGAAGCGCGGCGGCTATGCCGGAGGCGCGGCGGAATATGCGCGCCTGGCAAGCGCGTCGCAGATTTCTGCCGCGTGCGCGCTCGAGGCCGCGAGCTGGGGCGCGTTCCAAATCATGGGCTTTCACTGGAACGCGCTCGGCTACCCGGACGTGTTCGCGTTCGTCGACGCGATGAAGGTCAGCGAAGCCGAGCAGCTCGAGGCGTTCGTGCGCTTCATCCTCGGCGACAAAGCGCTACTCGCCGCGCTGCGCGGCCGGAAGTGGGCGAAGTTCGCCGAGCTGTACAACGGCAAGGCTTACGCAGAGCACCTGTACGACGTGAAGCTTGAACGGGCGTTCGATCGCTACAGCCGGGTGGCCGCATGACCATCAGCACCCGCATCTTCGTCGCCGGCGCGATCGCGCTCGCCGGCGCGGCCGCCGTCATCGCTATCCAGCATGCCCGTCTGATCAGCGCCGGCCAGCGCGTCGACGCGCTCGAACGTGACGTGCGCGATCGGACGGCAGAGCGCGACGCAGCGCGCCGCGATGTCAAGGTCGTCACGCAGTACGTTGATCGTGTCCAGGTCGTCCGCGAGAAGGGCGACACCATCGTCAAGGAGGTTCCCGTTTATGTGGACCGCGAAGCGGATCGTGCCTGCGTTGTTCCTGTCGGCTTTGTGCGCGTGCACGACGCAGCAGCCGCCAACGTGCCGGTGGGCGATCCCGGAAGCGCTGATGCGGCCGCCGCGGGCGTTACGCTCTCTGCCGTCGCCGCAACCGTCGCCGGCAACTACACCACCTGCCACGAAAACGCCGAGCAGCTGATCGCGCTGCAGGCGCGCGTGCGCGACGTCGAGCAGGAGGCGCCGTGAACAAACCGAACAGCCTGCGCGCGGCGCTCACGGCCGCCCTGCCCGAGTTCGCGCGCAACCCGGATCGGCTGCACCTCTTCATCGAACACGGGTCGATCGCCGTCACCGCAGCGCAATCGCTTTCGTTCGAGTATGCGTATACGCTCGACATCGTCGTAACGGACTACGCGGGCCATTCGGATCATCTGATCGTACCGATCATCGCCTGGCTGAAGGTTCACCAGCCCGAGCTGCTGCTGAATCGGGATCTGTGCCGCGACGGATTCAAGTTCCAGGCAGAGCTGCTCGACAACGGGAAATCGGACGTCGAGATCCTGCTGAAGCTGACCGAGCGCGTCGGTGTTACCGAGCGGCCGGACGGCTACGAGATTCGGCACTTCGGCGAGCCGCCGATCGCGGGGACGTGATGGCCGATCGCCTGTCCCGCGTCGAGGAATGGGCCTCGGGCCTGCTCGGCCAGCTCACGAGCGCGCAGCGTGCGCGCTTGGCGAAAGAGCTTGCGGCGGAGCTGCGACGGCGCCAGTCGCGTCGCATCGCCGAAGCGCGCAACCCGGACGGCAGCCGCTATGCGCCGCGCAAGCCGCAGGCGCGGCGCAAGAAAGGCAGCATCCGGCGCGCGATGTTCGCCAAGCTGCGCACGTCCCGCTTCCTCAAGACCACCTCGAGCGCCGACGCGTCGGTGCTGCATTTCACGCGCGACGTCGAGCGCATCGCGCGCGTCCATCAAGATGGCCTGCGCGATCGGGTGCAGCGCGACGGTCCAATCGTGCAGTATCCCGCGCGAGAATTGCTCGGCCTTGCCGATGTCGATGTCGATCGGATCGCGGAAATCGTCCTCGTATCTTTATCGCAATAGCCAAAACCACGTCCTGACATTCCGTCGTTCCAGGTTAGGCGGACATGGGACATAACTCGGACGGAATATCGCTTCCCGCGAAAGCCTGCTTTAATAGCGGCACCTGCTGGTTGAATAACGTCGCTGTTTCGGGGCAGCAAGCCGGTGTTCGTGCCATAGACAAAAAGAAGTGGGGACCAACTATGAAGATCCAATCCGTTCGCATCAAGAACTTCCGCACACTGAAAGACGTGGCGATTCCTTTTGATTCCGTCACGACGCTGATTGGGCCAAACGGCACCGGCAAATCCACGGTGCTCCGCGCACTCGACTGGTTTTTTAACGGGCGGCCGGGTTTGCTCACCGAGAGGGACTGTTCCTTCGGCGCGTCCGACGAAGACATCGAAGTTCAGGTCACATTCGACGACCTCACGGAAAAGGACCGAGCTGAGCTTGGCAAATATGCCCCCGAGGGCACTACGACGTTCACCGCATGGAAGCGCCGAAGCAAAGATGGCGCTGAAAGCATATCTGCAAACTCCAAGAGTTACCCGCCATTCAACGACATTCGCAGCAAGGGATCGGCCGGCGACAAGAGGGTCGTGTACAACGAGTTGCGAGAGTCCGATCCTTCGCTAGGCCTCCCACCCTGGAGCAGCCTCGATGCCGCTAATCAAGCCATGACGACGTGGGAGGCCAGTCACACCGATCAACTTATCGACGCACCCGAATCTCTGCAGACCAACTTCTTCGGCTTCAACAGTGGCGGCAAGATGAGCGGTCTTTTTGACTTCGTCTTGGTCACTGCCGACCTTCGGGCGAGCGAAGAGTCAGTCGACGGGAAATCGAGCATCATCGGTCGGATCCTTGAGCGTTCCGTGGATCGTGCTGCTGCGGATGAAGAAATTGCAAAGATCGTCGAGGAATCACGCGCGAAGCAGCAGACTGTCTATGCGGAGAAGTTCAAAGCGCAGCTTGAGAAAATGACGGCTCAGCTCAACGATGTCGTCTCTTCATATTCCCCGGGCCGGGCTGTCACGGTGTCGCCAGCAGAAGTAGAGCTCAAGGCACCTCGAACCACATTCGAAGTGGCAGTGCTCGATGGCGCAACCGAGACGGCCGTGGAGCGACAGGGGCACGGGTTCCAGCGTACGCTTCTAATTTCGGCTCTCCAGCTCTTGGCGCGGTCAGGGGCTGCATCGGCAGAGGGGGTGATCTGCCTCGCGATCGAGGAACCGGAGCTTTTTCAACACCCGATCCAAGCGCAGACGTTTGCGAAAGTTCTACGGTCACTGGCCGAAGACACCAGTAAGCGCATTCAGGTCGCGTATGCCACTCATAGCCCGTACTTTCTTGAAGCACGCCATTTCCATCAGATACGCCGGCTCACGCGATCGTCTGACGAAATTCCCGCCGTCACCGTGCATCGCGCCACGGTCGACGACGTGAAGACGAAGCTCAACGGAACGGTTGATGCCGACCAAGTCGCCCGCCAACTCGATGGCGTCGTTACGAGTCGTCTTTCAATCGCGTTGTTCGCAACACGCGTGCTACTTGTCGAAGGAGATACCGAGGCGGCGGTTTTCTACGGCATAGGAGATCGGGACGCCGTCGGATGTCTCGAATCACAAGGGCTGTCAATTGTTTCCGCTGGCGGCAAAGGGGGGATTCCCCTCGCTCATGCCATTCTTACCTCCCTCGGAATACCAACCTACGTACTTTTCGACGGAGATGCTGGCTTTGAAGAACGAGCTAAAGCTGCTGGCAAAAAGCCGGCTGCAATAGAGAGTGACCGTACGAAGTTTTCCACCGAGAACCGCCGGCTTCTCAAGTATTTTGGCGAGGATGAGGTCGATTTCCCTCTGGAGAAAATCGGCACTCAGGTAGCTACCCTGAGTGATCACCTTGAGACCTACCTCGAGTCGAACTGGACCGATTGGAGGACATCGTGTGAGGCAATTGAGGCAACTGCCGGTATCCAACTCGCAAAGAATCAGTATGCCTATCGCACCGCGACGGTTGAGGCAAAAGGAACAGTTCCGGAAATGCTCAAGCAAATCCTCGCGAAGGCAAGTGGAACATAGAGCGCATGGAAAGCGCGCGCGGGACGAATACATTCGCCCCGATGATCCGACCGTGCTTCGCGTGGCCGCCGAACTTCACCTTCTAGCCGATCTCGATCGTCTATCGCGGCATCGCGATGCGCGGCAGGCTTTGCGTTGTTAACCGGCCGTGCACAACCATTTCCACGTGATCCTCTCCCGCGCGCGCGGCATCCTTGCCGCATGGATGATTTTGCTGACCTGAACCGCCGCCTCGAAAGCCTGCTGCGCGAGGGCACCGTGATCGACGTCGATCACGATGCCCGCCGCGTGCGCGTGGAATCCGGCGGCCTGCAAACCGATTGGATCCGCTGGCTTGCGCAGCGAACCGGCGCCAGCGTCGAATGGGACCCGCCGTCGATCGGCGAACCCGGTCTGCTGCTGTGCCCGTCGGGCGAGCCGACGACGGGCCTGTTCCTGCCCGGCGTGTACTGCGACGGTCACGACGCGCCGAGCTCGAACCCGAACGAACATGTGCGCGTCTATTCGGACGGCGCTCGTGTGGCGTACGACGCTGAGACCGGCCATCTCACTGTGTCCGGCATCAAGACCGCAACGGTCCAGGGCAGCGGCACGCTTACGTTCGACATGCCAAAGGTCGTCTTCACCGGTGACGTGACGATCGAAGGCGCGGGCACCGTCATGAAGCTGCTGTCGTACATGGCCGGCCTCGCGGGCGAAGGCGGCGACGTCGGCACCGTCCTGCGCGGCAACATCACGCACGAAGGCGGCTCGCTGCGTTCGAACGGCGTGTCGGTCGACCAACACGATCACGTCGATTCGATGGGCGGCACCACGTCGAAGGGGCACGGATGATCGGCATGAACGCACGCACCGGCCGCACGGTCGCAAATCAGGCGCACATCGAACAATCCGCCGCCGACATTCTGTTCACGCCGCTGGGCACGCGCGTCATGCGCCGCGACTACGGGTCGCTGCTTCCCGATCTGATCGACGGCCCGGTCAATCCACTCATGCGCATGCGCGTGATGGCCGCGTCCGTCATGGCGCTGGCCCGCTGGGAGCCGCGCATTCAGGTCAATCAGGTGGATTTCGCAAGCACCGGCATCGACGGCGGCGCTGTGCTTGAGCTGCACGGCGAGCGCACCGACGGCCCGCGCGCCGGCACGCCCTTCTCCATGCGTCTGCCAACGATGGGCGGTCGCGCCACAGGTCGAGGCCCGGCATGAGAACCACCCCGATAGATCTGTCGCAACTGCCGGCGCCGGACATCGTCGAGGAGCTCGACTACGAAACCATCCTCGCCGAGAAGAAGGCCCGGCTCGTTTCCCTGTACCCGAAGGAACAACAGGATGAGATCGCTGCCGCGCTCGAGCTCGAATCCGAGCCGATGGTGAAGCTGCTGCAGGAAGGCGCGTACGAAAAAATGCTGCTGCTCGCGCTCATTAACGAGAAGGCACGCGGCATCCTGCTGGCGTACGCGAAGCGCACGACACTCGAGCACCTCGGCGCGTTGTTCGACGTCGAACGGCTGTTGATCTCGCCAGGCGACCCTGATAACGGCATCGACCCGATCTACGAGGACGACGACAGCCTGCGGGAGCGCATCCAGCTCGCGCCGCGCGGATTCTCCGTCGCCGGCCCGGACGACGCGTATGTATTCCACGCGCGCGCCGCTGACGGCCGCGTGAAAGACGCCACCGCGTACAGCCCGTCGCCGTGCGTGATGATCGTCACGATTCTGTCGCGTGAAGGCGACGGCACGGCCAGCGAGGAACTGCTCGGCATCGTCAGGAAGGCACTGGAGAAGAAGCGCCCCCAGGCGGACGAGGTCATCGTGCAGAGCGCGAAGATCGTGCGGTACGCGGTCCGCGCAACGCTGCGCTTCTTCAACGGCCCGGATCGCGCGGTTGCGATCGCCGCCGCACGCAAGAACACGCAGCAGTTCGCCGATGCGATGCACCGTCCCGGCTCCGAGATCACACTGGACGGCTTGTATGCGTCGATGCGGGTAGCCGGCGTCCAGAAGGTGCTGCTCGATACGCCGGCAAACGGTGTGCCGATCGCGATCGACGAGGCGCCGTACTGCACCGGTATCGAGCTGCTCGACGGCGGGGTGGCCGATGAGTAAGCCGACCCGCTCACTGTTGCCGCCGAACGCGACGGCGCTCGAGCGGCGCCTCGCTCAGGCCAATGCGGACGTGCTCGACATCCCGATTGAGATCGACACGCTGATGGACCCGGACCGGACTCCGCTGCGCTTCCTACCGTGGCTCGCCTGGCACATGGGCGTCGATACGTGGCGCGACGAATGGCCCGAGCAGGTGAAGCGCGCGCGCGTGAAATCGGCGATCCGCATCGCGCGCAAAAAGGGTACGGCCGACGCTGTGCGCGAGGTCTGCGCGTCGTTCGGCGCGAACGTGATGATGCGCGAGTGGTTCGAGATGACGCCGCGAGGGGTGCCTGGCACGTTTGAGATCGTCATGACGGTCGGCGCGCGTGATGGCGTGCCGGCCACCGCTCAGTACGTCGCGGACATCATGGCCGAGGTCGATCGCGCGAAGCGCGGCACTGCCCACTACACCTTTACTCAGGGATTCGGCGCCACCGGCGCGGTCGGTATCACTGCCGCCGTCCGTGCGGCGGTCTATTGCCGCCTTTCGCTCACGGATTAACGGATATGCCAGGAAATCGAATTCAGTTGACGGACGCCGGCCGCGCCGCGCTCGTCGCATCGGGCAATACGGGCACCACGGCGCACCGGGTGACGCAAATCGGCCTAGGTACCGCTCCGTTCGCCTTCAAACCGGACATGGATGCACTGCCGAGTGAGCTCAAGCGCATCACGACTTTCGGTGGTGCCAATGTGGCGCTCGACACGATCCATGTCGTCATCGAGGACGATTCGACGGACCGGTACACGCTGTACGCATTCGGTCTCTATTTGGACAACGGTGTGCTGTTCGGCGTGTACGTGCAGGAAGTGCCGATTCTGGAGAAGTCGTCGGCATCGATGATGCTGCTCGCGAGCGACGTGGTGTTTACGTCGATCGACGTGTCGAAACTCGAGTTCGGGCCGACGACGTTCCTCAATCCGCCGGCCACGACGGACGTCCGCGGTGTAGTCGAGCTGGCGACGCAAGCCGAGGTCGACGCCGGCATCGACGCTGTCCGTGCGATCACGCCGAAAACGGCCGCGAGCCGATACGCCGCGCTCACGGGCGCAACGTTCGCCGGTCCTGTGAAGGCCACGGAGCTTTCAACGGATGGTCAGGCTGTTGTCGGCTCGGCGAAGATCCAAAGCGACGTCCGTGCGGCAGCCCTTTCGGTTGCGAAGTTCGATGGGTTGTCGATAGAAGCGACAGACAACAGCAACCTGACGAAGAAGAATATCGCGATCGCGCCGTGGGGCGGCAAGGTACTGGTGGGCACGGTCGCCGATGAAGGTATCGGCCTTCTGCAGGTGGCCGGTCTCGTCACGGCACAAACGCCGCCGATCGGCGACAGCTCGAAGAAGCTCGCCACGACCGAGTGGGTAATCGCTACCGTTGCGACCGCACTGGTCGGACAGATCGTCATCGAAGCGCGCACAACCGCTCGCGCCGGCTTTCTCAAGCTCAATGGGGCACTCTTGAACCGCGCCGACTACCCGCTGTTGTGGGCGTATGCGCTGGCGAGTGGTGCGCTCGTCACCGATGCGCAATGGGGCGCAGGAAATTTCGGTTGCTTCTCGACCGGTAACGGCTCGACGAGCTTCCGCATCCCGGAAGTGCGCGGTGAATACATCCGGTTCTGGGACGACGGCCGAGGCGTCGATCCGGGACGCGGCATCGGCTCGTGGCAAGACAGTCAGAACCGCTCGCACGCGCACGGCGCGGCTTCGTCATCGGTCGGCGACCACGTACACAGCGCCTGGACCGATGTACAGGGGTGGCACGATCACGAGGATCCGTGGCCGCATGCATTCAACGCCGGCACGACCAACGGTTCCAATGGCGCGGAAGCGTCCGATGCCGGCGGCGGGCCGCGCCCGCGCGTACCGGCCAGCGGAAACCACGGACACAACGTCGGCATTGGAGCGGCCGGCGCACACGCGCATGCGATCACGATCAACCCTGACGGCGGAAATGAGGTACGCGTGCGAAGCGTCGCGTTTCTGGCAATGATCCGGGCTTACTGACTTCGAGGCAAAACCACCATGCTCATTCATCAATACGACAATCTCACGGGTCAATACATCGCGAGTCGACTCGCCGATGAAGACCCGCGCAACCCAGGTCGCTGGCTTATTCCTGCGTTTGCGACGACCGACGCGCTACCCGCGCGCGAGTCGCTCACGTGGCCGTTTTACATCGATGGTGCCTGGGTGCTTCGCCCCGACTGGCGCGGCCGAATCCTTTATCGCTGCGACAACGGCGAGCCGGCCGAGATTCTGATTGCTGGCGTCACACCGGAAGAAAGCGGTCTTACCGAGATACCGCGCCCCTCAGACAAACACGTCTGGGGTGACGGTGCGTGGGTGCTCGATCCAGCCGCCGTTGCGGCCGAGAAACACGCCGCAGCGATGGCGGAATTCGAGCGCCGACTTGCGCTCGCGCGCACGAAGAACGCCGGCAAGGCCGACGCGATCGCGGCCGGCCTGCTCAATGACGAGGAAATCTATTACTTCAAAGCCTGGTCGGCGTACCAGATGGCGCTCGTCAGCGCGATCGAAAAAGATACGTTCCCTGATGCGGTCGAATGGCCACCAGAGCCGGCGCCATACACCGCGCAGATCGAGCCTACTGGACCGGCGCCGGAAAGCACGGCCGCATCCGCGTAACCATACGCCGCTGGATTGACCGGCGACACCATCACGCATCGCTGCGCAGCGCGTGCGGCACGCAGGAAGCATCACATGCAAGAAATTCGTTGCGGAGGCTGTAACCGCAAACTCGGAGCCGGCGAATACGTCCGGCTCGCGATTAAATGCCCGCGCTGTCGGGCCATGAACGTCTTGAGGGCCGAGCGCCCCTTACCCGCAGGCCACCGAGCCTCCGATATGAGGGAATCGCCCCATGCAACACCCCATCTCCGCTGACCTGATCAACCGCATTCATCTGGCCGACGCACTGAGCGTGCTCCGCGCGTTGCCCGACGGCTGTATCGACCTGACCTTCACGGATCCGCCCTACTCGTCCGGCGGCACGACGAGCGCGTCGCGCAGCCAGGCGCCATCGAGCAAGTACATCGGCGGCGACGTGAAGACCGTCTACCCTGAATTCCAGCACGACAGCAAGGATCAACGGTCGTGGACGTTCTGGTGCATGACGTGGCTCGCCGAGGTCTACCGCGTCAGTCGCAACGAAGCGCACCTCGTCTGCTTCGTCGACTGGCGCCAGTTGCCGAGCCTCACCGATGCAATCCAGGCGGCCGGCTTCACGTGGCGCGGCGTCGCTGTGTGGGATAAGACGAGCGGCCGTACACGGCCGCGCGCCGGCGGCTTCGCGCAGCAGGCCGAATTCCTGGTCTGGGCGACGAAGGGTGCCGTGCGCCGCGCCGACGTGTACCTGCCCGGCGTGTTCTCCGAACGCCTCGCGCACCCGAAGCGTCACATGACCGAAAAGCCCGCGCAGCTCGCGCGCGAAGTCGTGCGCCTGGCGCCGGCCGGCGGCGTCGTCCTGGACCCGTTCGCCGGATCCGGGACGTTCCTCGACGCTGCGAAACAGGGCGGCTTGAACTGGATCGGCTGCGAGCTCGAGCCGGCCTACCATCAGGTCGCAACGGCGCGGCTGGCCGGGCTCGACACTCCGGGCGTCGCGGCGTAGCGACGTTTCGCGGCGGTTTCGGTTGTGCTCGGCCGCTGCACAACCACACGTGCGTGATCTGCGCGCGCGCGAGCGGCAATCTTTCGGGAGGCTCACTTCCGGGAGATTGCATGCCTTCTGATTACCACCACGGCGTACGGGTCATTGAGATCAATGAGGGTACGCGCCCCATCCGCACGGTCAGCACGGCCGTCATCGGCTTGGTCAGCACGGCCGACGACGCCGATGCGGCCACCTTCCCCGAAAACCGTCCCGTTCTCATCACCGACGTGCAGGCAGCGGTCGGCAAGGCAGGCACGAAGGGCACGCTCGGGCGTTCGCTCGATGCGATTGCCGCGCAGACGTCCCCGCTGATCGTCGCGGTGCGTGTGCCGACCGGCAAGGATGCGGATACCACGACCAGCAACGTGATCGGCACGACCACCGCGGACGGCCAGTACACCGGTATGAAGGCGCTGCTCGCCGCGAAGAGCCGCCTCGGCGTGAAGCCGCGCGTGCTCGGTTGTCCAGGCCTCGACACCCTGCCCGTCGCGTCCGAGCTTGCGACGATCGCGCAGAAGCTACGCGGCTTCGGCTACATCAGCGCGTTCGGCGCACAGACGAAGGAGGAAGCGACCGCCTACCGCGCGAATTTCGGCCAGCGTGAGCTGATGACGATCTGGCCGGATTTTGTGAACTGGAACACCACGACCAACGCCGAGGACATCACGTGGGCAACGGCGCGCGCGCTCGGCATGCGCGCGAAGATCGACGAAGAGATCGGCTGGCACAAGACGATCTCGAACGTCGTGGTCAACGGCGTCACGGGCATCAGCCGCGACGTGTTCTGGGACCTGCAAGATCCGAACACCGACGCGGGCTACCTGAACAGCCACGAAGTGACCACGCTGGTGAACGCGGCCGACACGATGGCCGAGGCGCACATGTGGGCCGTCGACCAGCCGATGAGCCGCACGCTGATGCGCGACATCGTCGATGGCGTGAATGCGAAGTTCCGCGCGTGGAAGACCGCCGGCTACCTGATCGACGGCGAATGCTGGTTCGATCCGGGCGCGAACGACAAGGATTCGCTCAAGGCCGGCTTGGGCTTCATCGACTACGACTTCTGCCCTGCCCCGCCGCTCGAAGACCTGACGTTCCGCCAGCGCATCACCGACCGCTATCTGGTCAAGTTCGCGCAAAGCATCGCGGTCTGATTGCTCGACACTCACCATAGGGAAACGCAATGGCTCTGCCATCCAAACTGAAGAACTTCAACGTCTTCGAAGACGGCACCTCGTTCGTCGGGGAAGTCACCGAAATCCAGCTGCCGAAGCTCACGCGCAAGATGGAGGCGTATCGCGGCGGCGGCATGAACGCCGAGGTCGACATCGACCTCGGCATGGAGAAGATGGAACTCGGCCTGACGATGGGCGGCTTCATGAAGGAGATGTTCAAGACGTGGGGCACGTCGAAGGTCGACGGCGTCACCGTACGTTTCGCTGGCTCCTATCAGCGCGACGACAGCGAGGATGTCGACGCGGTCGAGGTGTATGTGCGCGGCCGCTACAAGGAAATCGACCCCGGCAAGGCCAAGGCCGGCGACAACGCCGACCAGACCGGCACGATGTCCCTGTCGTATTACCGGCTCGTCTGCAACGGCGAGACGCTGATCGAGATCGACGTCCCGAACTTCGTCGAGATCGTCGGCGGCGTCGATCGCCTCGCACAGCAGCGCCGCGCCATCGGCCTGTAACCCCTTACCCCTACCCTCAGAGGAACCATACGATGCAATCGAAGCAATCCGCCGTCATCACGCTCGACACACCGATCAAGCGCGGCGAGCAGGAAATCACCGCTGTCACGCTGAACAAGCCGCTCGCGGGCGCACTGCGCGGCGTCGCGCTGACCGACGTGCTGCAGCTGGACGTGATCGCGTTGTCGAAGGTGCTGCCGCGCATCAGCGATCCCGTTCTGACCACGCAGGACGTGCTGCGCCTGGACCCTGCGGACCTCGTCCAGCTTGGCACCGAGGTAGCCGGTTTTTTGGTGCCGAACTCGTCGAAGGCGGACGCCTCCCTCGAACCGTCGACGACGTGATGGCCGATATCGCGCTCGTGTTCCACTGGTCGCCTGACGCGATGGCCGCCATGCCGTTGTCTGAGCTGATGGACTGGCGCGAACGCGCGCGCGAGCGCTACGAGCGAGGCGACGAATGAGCGACCGTTCGCTTCGTCTGGAAGTGGTACTGAAGGCGCTCGACCAGGCGAGCCGCCCGATTCGCGAGATCACCGGCCGCAACCGCACGCTGGTGAAAGACCTGCGCGACACCCGCGCGCGCCTGAAGGAGCTGAGCGACACGCAGCGGCGTATCGGCGAGTTCCGCGAGATGCGCACGGGCCTCGCGAACACATCGGCGAAGCTCGCCGATGCGCAGAAGAAGGTAAAGGAACTCGCGAAGTCGCTGCATGCGTACGGGCCGCCGTCGCAGCAGATGATTGCCGAGCTGGCGAAGGCGCGGCAAGCGTCGTCGCGGCTCGGTATCGCGTTCAAGAAGCAATCGGCCGGCGTTGACGAGCTGCGCAATCGGCTCGTGCGCGCCGGCGTCGACACGAGCAAGCTCTCCCAGCACGAGCGCACTCTGCGCAACGACATCGCCGCAACCACCGGCGCCATCGATGCGCAGACGCGCCGTCTCGACGCGCTGAACCACCGTCAGCAGCGCATCGCGGCCGCGCGCACGAAGATGGGCGCCATGCGTGGCGCTGCTGCCGAGATGGCAATCGGCGGATATGCCGCGCGCTCGACCGGTCAGCACATTCTCGACGATCTGCGCGAGCCGCTGGCCGAGGCGAAGAAAATCCAGAACGAGCGCGGCCGCATTCAGGGGCTCGGTCTCGGCGATCACGCGACGCAGGACGCCGAGCGCTACGTGCGGGGAATGAAAACGCCGGGCGTCGCGATCGCGGACAACATGACGCTGATGCGCGACGCGATGTCGATCTTCGCGGACGAGCATCACGCGCAGATGGTGATGCCGACGCTCGCGAAGATGAAGTTCGCGAACGAGGCGATGTTCGGCGCCGGCCAGGGGCACGAAAACGAAGAGAAGTTCATGAACATGCTGAAGGTGATCGAGCTGCGCGGCGGCACGAAATCCGAGGCAGCGTTCATCAAAGAAGCGAACATGGTTCAGCAGGTGCTGACCGCGACCGGTGGACGCGTCGGCGGCGACGAATGGCGGAACTTCATCCAGACCGGCAAGGTCGCTGCAAAACAGATGCGCCAGGACGCGTTCTACTACCAGATGGAACCGCTGATTCAGGAAATGGGCGGGCATGCGGCCGGCACCGGTGTGCAAGCGGCGTACAGCAACCTGATGCAAGGCAAGACCACCGTGCGCGCCGCGAAGCGCCTGGTCGAGCTGGGCCTCGTCGACAAGAAGTCAGTCGAATACAACACCATCGGTAACGTGAAGCGCATCAAGCCCGGTGCGCTGATCCAGGGGGAGCTGTTCAACGCGTCGCCGTTCGAATGGATGGAGAAGGTGCTGCTGCCGAAGCTGAAAGCCAAGGGCATCACGTCGGACGCCAAGATTCTGGAGGAATTCTCCACGATCATGACGAACGGCAACGGCGCGAGTCTGTTCGCGACGATGTACATGCAGCGCGAGCAGATTCACAAAAACGAGAAGCTGAACCGGGGCGCGTACGGGATCGACCAGTTGCACGCGCTCGGGCAGAAGCAAACCGAAGGGCGCGAGCTGATCGCGTTGGAGAAGGCACGCAACCTGCGCACCGTCATCGGCGAGCAGGTATTGCCCGTGTACAACCGCGCGCTCGAGCTGACGACGACCGTGCTCGAGCGACTGCTCGGCTTCGCGAAGCAGTATCCCAACTTCACGCGCGCGGTCGCGATCGGCGCGGCCGGGCTCGGCGTGCTGTTAGCCGTGCTCGGCACGTTGACGATCGCGCTCGCCGGCATCCTCGGGCCGCTCGCGATCGTGCGCTTCAGCATGTCGATGCTCGGCATTCAGGGCGGCGTCCTGGTGCGCGCGCTCGGCGCCATCGGCAAAACGCTGCTGCTCGTCGGCCGCGTCGCATTGACGAGTCCGATCGGCCTCGTGATTGCCGGCATCGCGCTAGCCGCGCTGCTCATCGTCAAATATTGGGAGCCGATCAAGGCGTTTTTCTCAGGCTTTTGGCAAGGGATCACCGACGGCCTGAAGCCGCTCGCGCCGCTCGTGAGCCGAGCCTTCGCGATTCTCGGCGCCGCGTTCGCGCCGCTCAAACCCCTGGCCGATTGGCTGACCGGTGCCCTGAAAGGGGTGTGGGACTGGCTTACACGACTGCTGGCCCCTGTCGATGCCAGCAAGAAGAGCCTCGACGCCGCAACCGGCGCCGGCCGCGCCTTCGGCACGTGGCTGGCCGACATCATTGCCGGCCTCGCGCAGGCGTCCGCACGCTTCGCCGAGTTCGGCTCGAATCTGACGTCGGGGCTCGTCAACGGGATCACGAACGGCCTGGGCGCCGTGAAGACCGCGATCCAGTCCGCCGGCGACAGCGTGGTCGGCTGGTTCAAGGAACGGCTCGGCATCCATTCGCCGAGCCGCGTGTTCGCCGCGCTCGGCGGCTGGACGATGGCCGGTCTCGAGCAGGGGCTGCGCAACGGCCAGGACGGGCCGCTTGCGACCGTGCGCGAACTCGGCAAGCGGATTGTCGCGGCCGGCGCCGGCATCGGCATCACGGGCGCGGCCATCGCCGGCGGCGCACCCCTCACCGTCGACAACCGCCCGCCGTTGATCGCCGCGGCCGTTGCGCGCACGCCAGCGTCGACACCGGCGCCGATCACGATCAACGTGTACGCGTCGCCCGGCATGGACGCGAATGCGCTCGCGCAGAAGGTGCTGCAGCTGATGCGCCAAGAGCAGGCCGCGCAGGCCGCGCGCGATCGGGATTGAAGGAGGGATTGTCATGATGATGGCGCTCGGGCTGTTCGTGTTCAGCCTCTCGACGCTGCCCTATCAGGAGCTGAAGCGCCGGCGCGGCTGGCGCTACGCGAGCAACAACCGTGTCGGCCGGAAGCCGGCGCGGCAGTACGTCGGCGAGGACGAGGAAACGATCGTCCTGTCCGGCGTGCTGCTGCCCGAGCTGACCGGCGGCGATCTGTCGCTGTCGGTGCTCGAGGCGATGGCGGACCAGCACACCGCGTGGCCGCTAATCGAGGGCACCGGCCACATCTACGGCATGTTCACGATCGACAACATCGATACGACGCGCACGCTGTTTTTCCCGGACGGCGCCGCGCGCCGCATCGATTTCACGGTCGCGCTCACGCGCAACGACGACATCGACATGCTCGGCATCGTGACCGACGCGATCAAGGAGGCGATCTCGCTATGAACCTCGCCGACCTGCCGGGCGCCGACCTGATGCAGAAAACCGTCCTGGCCGACGATCGTGTGCCGTGCGCGATCTACTCGATTACGCTGAACGGAAAGGACATCTCGCACAAGTTCGACGGCCGGCTGATCTCGATGACGCTGCAGGACAACCGCGGCTTCGAAGCCGACCAGCTCGACATTAGCCTGGACGATTCGGACGGCGCGCTCGAGATTCCGACCCGCGGTGTGAGATTGAAGGTGGCGATCGGTTGGGCCGGTGCCGCAAACGGCCTCGTCGACAAGGGCGAATTCGTCGTCGACGAGGTGCGGCACACCGGCACGCCGGACGTGCTCACGATTCGCGCGCGCAGCGTCGATCTGCGTGCAGGCCTGTCGATCAAGAAGGAGCGATCGTGGCACCGTCAGACCGTCGGCGCGATCGTGCGCGCGATCGCGAGCCAGAACAAGGTGGAGGCGCGCATCAGCAAGGCGCTCGACGGCCAGCTCGTCGACCACATCGACCAGACCGCGGAGTCGGACGCGAACCTGTTGTCGCGCCTGGCGAAAATGTTCGATGCGATCGCGACAGTGAAGAACGGAAAGCTGCTGTTCATCAAGGCCGGTGAGGCGACGACGGCCAGCGGCAAGCCGTTGCCCGCCATCACGATCACGCGCGACGTTGGCGATCGCCACGAGTTCGGCGTCGCCGATCGCGACACGTATTCCGGCGTGCAGGCGTTCTACCTGAACACGCGCACCGCGAAGAAGCAGTCGACCACCGTGAAGCGGCGCAGGCGCCGCACCACGAAGAAGAAGCCGATCGACAAGAGCGGCGACGTGTTGTTCGGCACCGCCGAGAACGTAAAGGTGCTGCGGCACACCTACGCGAACAAGAGCAACGCGACGCGCGCGGCGAAGGCGGAATGGGAGAAGCTGCAACGCGGCGTTGCGGAGTTCAGCATCGTGCTCGCGCTCGGCCGACCAGAGCTGATGACCGAATTGCCTGTCACCGTGCGCGGTTACAAACGTGTCATCGACGACTGCAAGTGGATCGTCGCGCGCGTTACACATACGCTCGACGGTAACGGCGGATTTACATCGGACCTCGATCTGGAAGTCAAGGCGAGCGAGGTGCCTGAGATCGATGGCACCTAACTGCCCTTGGTAACAGCCGATTAACGCCGGCGGCCGCTAGCCCGTTCCCACCTCGCCCCGTGCTCGCCGTCGGCAACGCATTCCTGGCGAATCCCTGCCTGCATTACGACGCCACCCAGCGAGTAGCGATTGCCGCCGTATTCGCATTGCGGCGGCTCAGCGGCTTGGACTTGTTGAGGGACGTGGACACGATGCCTGTCGGCATAGACGTACGCGCCAGCCGCAGCGACTATCGCCGCGACACCAGCCAGTGCCACCGCACCCCGCCGCGATGGCTTGCCATTTTGTTGCATGAGGGCAGGGCTCACCGGGGATGTGACAGGAGCGGATGCCATTGCAACCGAGGACGCTGAAAATTGCGGCCGCGGGGCAGGAGCCTCGCGACGCGGTGTCGGTGCAGGCGAAGCTGTGTGTTTTACCTTCTGTTCACCGGACGGATCGGGAGGGTATCCGAGGTTGCCATTTCGGATCCAGCTGTCCAGGTACTTGATCGCCCGTTCATACGTACTGCGCGGCATCTGCTCGATAAACTCGAAGCCGAAAACGGTCTTGAGGCGTCGGTACACCATCAATTTATCGGTGCCCGTCTTTGCTTCTATCTCGAACGCTCTGCGCGCAATTGCGGCGCGTTGCTTGTCGGTTATGAACTTCGTAGTGACAGCGTTGGGCTCACCACCGTGGAAGTGCACGTTGACGCTGGTCTGCGCACTGTTGCTCTTCACATCCCCGCCGGCGACTTGCCCGATTTCTCCATCGAACTTCTGATTCATTGACTTACCTTTTTTCTCCTACGGCTGGCCCTGCCGTTGTCTGCTGTGGTCAACTTTCGCGCTTCTTCTTTCGCCCTGCAGTGCCCATGTTGATCGAGAACGGCGCCGTCACATCGCCCGTGACGTGCTGGCCGATGTTGGCACCCTCAAAGTTCTGGCGAACCTTCGAGCTCTTCGCCGGCGCAGGCTCAGTCGCTCCCTGTTGCGTCATCCCGGAGATCATGCCGAGCACGCCAGCACGGCCCTTCGCATCGAGGGACCGATAACCCGTCACCAGCACTTCCTCATCGGGCGACAGTTCGGCTGAGTTGCGGTGCCCCGTCAAAACGAAAAGCACGTCCACGCCCGCGGCCGCAATCTTTTCCAGATAGATCGCATCCGGCACGCGCTCCCCTTTTTCATAGAGCACTTGCGTCTTCTCCGTCACACCACCGCGTTCAGCGAACGCGCGTTGTGACAGAGACGTGCGCTTCCGTTCATCGCGCAGTCGGTCGCCGATACTTACCATACGGTTTGTTTTTTATTGCATACACACCGATCGGTGTGTATTATCAGGGTTGTGCAAGGTTAACGAAGGGAAGTATACCGTCATGCTCCGCAAGAAAGCCCCCATCACGCGCTCACCACGCGGCGTGCTGTCCAGCAAGCCCGTATACATGCGGCTGATGCCCGACGAGCGCCGTGCGCTCGAAGAGCTGTCCACGCTCCTGAACCGCTCCACCTCCAGCGTCGCCCGTCTGATCTACCTCGAGGGCGTCGAGCGATACCGCGCCAAAGTTACCGGGCCGGCCGCTCAACTGCACGCAAGTTCTTTTGCCGGGCGTTGAGTCATGCAGCCGCCCGCCCTTATCGAACCCGCGCTGCGCCATGCGCTGCACGGCCCCAAACGTCACGAAGTACAAGCTGCACTCGGATGGGACGACTCCGAGGTCAGCCGCTTCCTGAGCGGCGGCAAGGGAATCGTCATCGACAAGATCGACACGCTTGTCGCTGCCGTGGGCTTCGTCTGCGTGACCCGCAAATACCTCGACGCTGTCGCGACCTTGGGCGAAGTCGGCATGTTCTGCCAGTGCGCCCGCCAAGGCCGCGGCGAATGCAGCCGCCCGTAGGAGCCCGGAATGAAATTGAAGTGCCATCACTGCGGCAGCCGCGCCGTTATTCGAACCAGCCGCACGCTGTCCGCTCTCGTTCGCGAAGCGTATTGCCAATGCACCAACATCGAGTGCGCGACGACCTACAAGATTCACGTCGCCACCGTCCATACGATCGCCCCGAGCCTGACGCCGAACCCGGCCGTCTACCTGCCTCTCGGCAAGGTTGACCGGCTACCGCACGACCCGCGCCAGCTCCCGCTGATCGACGCCTAACCCGTAATCGCAGTTTTTGTTTCGCACCCATCGCACCCGCCCCGCGCGGGCGCGAGGGACTCCTTTTGCCTGAAATTCTGGAGACCTCATGCAAACGCCGACTCCCGCTCACGTCACCGCCCTCGCCTCATCGCTCGATTTCAACCAGCGCCTCGCATACCTGCAGAAGCTCTGCGCCGCCGACGTGCGCGCGGACGTGTTTGTCGCGTCCGCTCGCGCACTCGGCTTCGTCGTGTCGTGGGACCTCGCGCGCGGCACACCGCTGCTCGCCTGGATGCACTGACGCGATGCGCGCGCCCCTCACCGACGTCGACCTGCGCGCGGCGTGGCATCGGCTGCGCATGGTCGGTGATTTCGACACGTCGATCCGCCATCGCGCCGTGCGCCTGGTCGTGGAATCCGCGGCGCGCGCGATGCAGGACCGAGAACAGGCCCGGTTGCGGCGCGCTTCCGACGTGAAGCGCCGCGCCGCAAACGACGTCGACGAATGACTTGCCCGCGCCGGCCGCCGGCGCATTCAACAGGAACCACACCATGAAGCCCTACGTTTTCGGCATCGGCGTGCTGCTGATGCTCTCGTTCTCCCTCATCGGGATCTACTCCATCGCGTTTGACCTCCTGCGCCTGTTCGACGTCCGGTATGCGCGGCCGATCGCTTTCGTCATCGGTGTTGCCATGATGGTTGCGCTCGTCATGGCGCTCGCCTTGTCGGTCCCGCCGCGGGGGTGACGCGATGACGATCGACACCTCCATCCGCTACGAACTGCTGACGCCGGCCGGCCTGCGCACCGTCGCCGGCGAGCACGTCGTCATCCCGAACGACGTCGGCGCGACCTTCGGCATCCACGTCGAGCTCAATCTGGCCGACGGCCATCCGGAAAAATGGGTCGTCACGCATCTGGCGTCCGGTATGCAGGCCGGCACGGGCGCATCCCGCACCGCCGCGATCACGAATGCGACGACGAATGTCGAGCGCAATCGACGCCGCCTGCGCACGATGCTCGACGAAGCGACAGCGGCCCGCACCGATCTGCAGTTCGCCACATATCAGCTCGCGCGCAACCGGCTCGCGATCCTCGGAGAAGCAGCATGAACTACACCCTCGACACCTCGCCGCACGATGCGGCGCTGCGGGCCGCCATCGCTGCGGCCGCGAGCGCGCTGCACTTCAACAATCGCCCCGGCAGCATCGCGCGCCAGTGCACGCTCGGCCTGTTCGTCGCTGCGTTGAGCGATCGACTCGCGCTCGGCTTTCCCGAGTCCGCCGATGCGCTGCGCGCGCTCGTCTTCTCTCCCGCAACGCCGAACAACCCGGCCGACCACACCCAGCAGCAACCTGAGCAACAGCAATAACGATGGCTTCGATCGACGAACTGAAACAACGCATCGACCTGCACGACCTCGCCGATCGCCTCGGTCTCAAGCGCGGCCGCGGCGGCGACAAGGCGCTCTACCATTCGCCGCAACACGA